GGAAATCTTAATCTATGATAAAAAGATTAGTTTGATGACTGACTTACTTCCTATTTTAGAAAAAGCAGTTGGGTCAGGTCGACCTGTATTAATTATTGCAGAAGATGTAGATCAAGAAGCTTTAGCTACTTTAGTAGTAAACAGAGTGAGAGCTGGTTTAAAAGTATGTGCTGTGAAAGCTCCTGCATTTGGAGACAGAAGAAAAGATATGTTAGAAGACATAGCTATCTTAACAGGAGGTACTGCTTTATTTGAAGAAGGTGGATACAAATTAGAAGATGCTGAATTGGATCATTTAGGTCAAGCTGCAAAGGTAATTGTAGGTAAAGACTTTTGTACAATTGTAGATGGAGCCGGTGAAAAAGAAGCAATTGTGGAGCGTGTTACTAAAATTAAAGGGCAAATTGATCAAGCTAAATCAGACTTTGAAAAAGAAAAGTATCAAGATCGTTTAGCAAAATTAACTGGAGGTGTTGCAATTCTTTATATTGGAGCTGCTTCTGAAGTTGAAATGAAAGAGAAGAAAGATAGAGTTGATGATGCTTTACATGCTACAAGAGCCGCTATTGAAGAAGGAATCGTTCCAGGTGGAGGAGTAGCCTTACTAAACACTATTAAAGCTCTAGAGTCTTTAAAAGGTGACAATGAAGATGAGACTGTAGGTATACAAATTATTAGAAAAGCTATTGAAGCTCCTTTAAGACAAATTTGTATCAATGCAGGTATTGAAGATTCAGTAGTAGTTAAGGAAGTTATGCAAACTGCGAGTGAAGTTGGATATAATGCAAAGACAGGTGAGTATGTAGATATGGTAGCTGCTGGTATTATTGATCCGACTAAAGTAACTAGAGTTGCATTACAAAATGCCGCTTCAGTAGCTTCTATGATTATGACAACGGAATGTGCCTTAGTGCCGATTCCAGAAGAAAATAAACAACCTCAACATGGTCAAGAATATTAATCAGAATTATTAAATTAAGTTAAATACAAATTAAAATGGAAAAAAGTAAGTTTATTGGTTTTATTAACCGTTACTTCTTGGCAGGTAATACAGATAGTGCCAAATTAGTCGTGAAAGACAAAAAATTAAGTACTAACTTTATTAGTGCAGACCAAAATGTAATTGGCGAGGTAGTTTTAAATAACTTTGAAGCTTCCGATGCTGACTTAGGTGTTTATGCCACTTCTCAATTAGTAAAAATGTTGAGTGCAGTAGATGAGAAAATGGATATTACCTTTGGGGAAGTAGACAAAAAGATTTACTCTATGAATTTTAAAGATTCTAGCACAAATGTAACTTATATGTTAGCTGACTTATCAGTTATCAGACAAGTTCCTAATTTGAAGTCATTACCTGACTTTGATGTAAAGATTGAGTTGAATAAAGACTTCGCGAATAACTTTAAAAAGGCAGCGAATGCTTTACCAGAATCAGATAATTTTGGTGTAGAGTCTAATGGCGAAGAAACTAAAATTATTATCAACCACTCAAGTGTGAACACAAATAGAATTGTATTTGCAACTGAGACTGTAGAGTCTGCTTCAATGGACACAGTTTGTTTTTCAGCAAAATTGTTTAAAGAAATCTTAAATGCGAATGCTGATGCGACTGGGTTGTTAGAAGTGTCATCTAAAGGATTAGCAAGAGTAACTTTTACAAATGCTGATTATTCATCAACTTATTTCTTAGTTAAATTAACGATATCATAAAAATTTATTAAAGTATCGACCTAAACTATCGACCGATGCATATTTATATTAAAAGAATATGTACATATATAAAATTACTAATTTGATTAATGACAAAGTATATATTGGTCAAAGTTCATATAAATGGGAAGATACTTTAAATTATTATGGCAGCGGTACGTTGATAGAAAAAGCTATTAATACACATGGAAGAGAATCTTTTAAAAAAGAATTATTAGAAGTGTGTATTGACAAAGCTTCTTTAGATATTGCTGAAAAATATTGGATACTACATTATAAAGAAAAGCTTCAAGTTAAATTATATAATATAACGGAAGGTGGTACTGGAGGTATAACTTATACTAAAGGGTCTAAAGTGTATGAACAAATTAAGCATAAATTAGGAAAATGGGAAAATGGCAATCCTGGTGCTACTACTGAAGCAATTGCTAAAAGGATAAATACATTTACTGCTAAAATTGTCGCAGGTGATTTACCGACCGCTGGGTTCTCTCATGGCAATTCAAAAGGTGTTTTATTAGAACGTAATGCAAAATATAAAGGAGGTAAGCCTAGTATTAATGCCGTTTCAATTGAAATTGATGGTATTGAGTATCCTTCGTATAAAGCGGCGTCAAGAGTATTAAACATTGCTGGAGAAACGATATCTAGAAGATGCCACTCAGATAAATTTAAAAATTATAAAATAAAATAATTAGTTATGTTCGGAAATAATGAACACACCTTATGGGTGGAAAAATGGAGACCCGTTGATCTAGACGGTTACGTAGGTAATCAAGCAATTGTAGAAAAGGTAAGGATATATCTTGAAAGTGGAGATGTTCCGCATTTACTCCTTTATGGAACTGCAGGAACAGGTAAAACTACTCTTGCAAAATTAATTGCTAAAAACATAGATTGTGATTTGATGTATATTAATGCATCAGATGAAAACAATGTAGATACTGTTAGAGAAAAGATTAAAAACTTTGCTAGCACAATAGGCTTTCGTCAATGGAAATTAGTAATCCTTGACGAAGCCGACTACTTGACTCCGAATGCACAAGCAGCTCTTCGAAATTTGATGGAAACGTTTTCGAAAACGACTCGATTCATTTTAACATGTAACTATGTTGAAAAAGTAATTGACCCAATTCAATCACGTTGCCAAGTATTTGGTATTACACCTCCTTCAAAGAAAGACGTTGCTATTCGTGTTAATGAGATTCTTCAAGCTGAAAAGGTTACGTTTAAGCCAGAGGACCTGGTTTCTATTATTAATGCAGGGTATCCTGATATCCGTAGGATACTTAATTCCTGCCAGCGTCAAGTAGTTAAAGGCGAATTGAAAGTAGACAAACAATCTTTAATTGCATCCAATTATATGGATAAGGTTATTGAATTGTTAGCCTCAAAGCCGGATAAAAAACAATTGTTTACTTCAATTCGTCAGTTGTTAGCAGATTCTCAAGTAAAAGACTATACAGCATTATATAGACATCTATATGATAATTTAGATTCTTTTGCTACTGGTCACATAGCATCTATTATTCTTATCATTGCAGAAGCTCAATATCAAGATGCTTTTGCAGTTGATAAAGAAATTAATGTATGTGCTATGTTTGTAAAAATACTTAACGAAATTTACTAATATGGCAATGCGTTATACTGAGCCTTGGAAGAATATGAAGATTGAAAGTCCAAGTACTAAAATATCTCATTTTGATAATACTTCTATTTTAACATTCAAGAATCCTGACACGGAAGTGATTTTTGAAATTACTAGAGAAGGCGAGATAAAAATTGGTAAAGGTTATATACCTACAGAAGCGGCAGATTCATTTCTAAAACGAATGGCAGAAATCATGCCAGACTTTGTAAATTCTAAAACAGAACATTTACAAAAAGAAAATACGGAACTTAATCAAAGAGTAAAAGAACTTGAAGATGTAAATCATAGATTAACAAATGCTAATAATGATTTAGTAGTAGTAGCTCAAGCTTGGAGAGAGCATGCTATATTAGAACAAAATAGATAATATTATGAAACGATTAATTAAATTTTTTACCGGATTATTTAGTAAAACCCAAGAGAAGGCAGTAACTCATGAGCCTATATACACGCCTGAGGAAGGAGTCAATGTAAATTATATATTAGAAAGTCCAGAGCGTTTGCAAGAACTAATGACATATCAAGCAGACCCGACTTTAAGAGATTATTCTAAATTTAATGTAACTAAAGAAACAGTAGTAGAGTCAGAAACAGCTAAATTAAAAAAAGCTGTAACAGATGCATGGGACGGCGTATGTCTATCTAGAGTATCTGGAGAAGCTCAGATCGAAATGGCAAATATTGCAAAAGCGGATATTCAAAGACAAATTGATACCAATAATAAAATACAACAAGATATATTTGGTAAAAATAAAACAGAAAATAAATAATCATGCAAAAACAACCAGTAGGGGCTCAAGGCCCTAAAATAGATATCACAAAGACAATTCCAATTTTATGTGATAATGAAGAATGTGATAATGATATGTTTATAAAAGCAATGAAATTTAGAAAAGTTTCAAAACTTATAACAGGTCAACCTCAAGATGGAATTCTTCCTGTAGAAGTTTATATGTGCACTGCGTGTGGTAATGTTAATAAAGAATTTGATTTAAGTGTCTAAAACAAAATCAACAGGAACCGGGGCAGCTTCTATCTTTGACCATATGTCAAACTTAACAGATAAGAAGAAGCCCTGGAATTCTATTAGCGAAGCCGATCAAAAGTCATTTACTCCATTTATTATTAATAGATGGTTGTCTATGAATATGGATTTTATCGAAGTAATTAATGAATTGCAAAGATATACAATAGGTCAAATATCGCCTGCAGAAACCTATAAATTGTATTACGAGTTTCTTCCTAAACAAAGACAATTCAATAAGTACATTAAAGGTAAGAAGGCTGATAAATACAGCACAGAGTTAGTCGAATTACTGTCACAGCACTTCTGTGTGAGTGAAAAAGAAGCTACGGAATATATAGAGCTCTTGGAGTCTACTAACGTTGGAGAGATTCGTTCCATAGTTAAATTGTATGGAAAGTCAGATAAAGAAATAGACAATTTATTAAAGCCGAAGGTTGCAAAATGATAATATCAATTACAGGTAAAATAGGTAGCGGTAAAGATACCGTTGCACAAATTATACAAGAATGCACTCCATACCACAAATGGGAAATTCAAAAGTGGGCAGGTAAACTCAAAACAATTGCAGAAATTATTTCAGGTATACCAAAAGAAAAATTTGAAGATCAAGAGTTTAAATATACTAATCTTCCTGAATGTTGGGATAGACAGGTACAGTCTGGCAGATATAAAACTACTCAATCAATGACAGTACGAGATCTTCTTCAATTGTTAGGTACTGAAGCAATGCGTAATGGATTACATGAAAATGTTTGGGTTAATGCTTTAATGTCAGATTACAAATCTACTCATTATTTAGTAGGGGCATTAGAAACTGAATTATCGGAAGAATCTGCAGTATATCCAAATTGGATTATTACAGACACTAGATTTCCAAATGAATTAAAAGCTGTTCAAGATCAAAAAGGAATCACTATTAAAGTTCATAGGCCAGGAAGAAAGTCAGACGAGAAACAAGCTCAACATGCTTCAGAGGTTGCATTAGATCATGTAACAGATTGGGACTATGTAATTTCCAATGATGGAGATTTAAGTGACTTAAGAAACAAAGTTTATGAAATTCTAGAAGCTGAAAAGTTATTAATATTTGCTGGTTTATAATTAGGTTCTTACAATAGAATTACTTATCTTTATAAAATAAATTAGTAAGTATGGGAGTAAGTGCATTAGGTCAATTGTTTAAGGCAGTTGTGCCGGAAAAGAAAGAAGGCGATAAAACGATATCGTATAGTCAATTTGCAATGTGGAGTTCATGTCCACAAAAATGGAAATT